AAAGCAATTACATTCCTTTTAATTCAGACTGTGTAAAAGGCAACAAAGGAGAGATCACGCGATATATTTAAGGAATTTAAGCGCTGCACCTAAATCGATGCACCTAAACCGATGCACTTAAACCGCTGCACTTAAACAGCGCTTAAATTCCTTAAATATATCGCGTGATCTCTCCTTTGTTGCCTTTTGCACAGACTGAATTAAAAGGAATGTAATTGCTTTGGTATTTTATGTCAGAATTGTTATCTTTAATTTTACACAATCTATTAATCGCATCTCTACATTCTTGATTAGTCATGTTTTCAATATTTTTATAGGATTCTGGAAAACCCATCTCTTGGACAAATATACTACTAATATATTGTATAATCACTAATCACTATACTCTTATATTTTCAATTTTTTTACAGATGCTTTCTAATAAAATACATTTTATTACATTAAAAGCTAATTATGTATTTAATAATTTAATTAGTTGTAATTGGTCTTTTTTTTATTTCTTTTATATTTCTATCTCTTTTGCTTGCATTATATTTATATATATAAATATATATAAAATTAAATTAAATAAATATTTTAAGCATCAAGGTCATTTGGCACAACTTGTGTATCGTCATCATCGTCTTCATTTCTAATTTTAATAAATGTATAACCTTTTAATGTTTTCTCACCAAAGTTTTTAGTCATAAATTTAGTAAATTCAACTGATTTAGGTAATTTATATGCAGTGTGAAAATCTCCAAACCATTTTTTAAAATGTTCCCATAATGTTTTAGAACTAATAATATCTTTAGGGTTAGTTGTAATCTCAATACACTGATTAATATATTCAGTGAAATGATCATTCTCCATTTTATATTGTGATGTAGATGCAATAACTTCAGATGGTTCTGCAAGATACACTTTTTGTTTATATTCATTATTATAAATATGAATTAAATAACTAATAAATGTAGGGGCCCATTGTTCAATTTTATGTTTTAATGTATTATCAATTAAAAACTCATTTGATTTAGTAGGATTATCTGTAAACTTGGAAGAAAAATCAATAACTCTAATTCTTCTCCATGTTCCATCATCATTAGATGGGACTTCTAATAACTGATTACATGTTAAAAAATATTTCATCTGTGGTTTAAACTCAATCATTTCATTAGCTCCTTTAAACAAGTCTCTCACTAGAATTTTGTCACCACCAGTAAATTCTTTCATTATACCTACATTTAATTTTTCACCATCATCTGCTTCTTGAAAAACACCACAACGCCTTCCTTTCATACGAACTTTTTCTGGTGCTGCTTGATTAGAATTTCCTCTTTTCCTAGTAATAATACTAATATCACAACTCATATAATAATCACCTAATGCTTGATACATTAAATCCATTGTTAATGATTTACCATTAGAACCAGAACCAGTTAATACAAAAAGTTTTTCTTCTTTTGTATTACCTGATAAACATGTGCATAATGCATTAATAAAATAGTCTCGAACAGCTTTATTTGGTAAAACTTGTTCAAAGAATTTAATAATTAATTTATTGTATGGGTTTTTCTCAGCCCATTTATAATAATTATTATGAGTGCTTAATGTAATATAATCATCTGGTCTTCCTTCACGGAATAATCCTTGTTCTAAATCATATATTCCATTTTCAAATCCAATAAGATTAATATTTGAGTCTAATTTTTGGTCAAATGTTGGATCATAAAAAAGACTTTTGCATTCATCCATTAAAGTATTTTTAAATCCATTATTCATAAGTTGTAATACAATTTTATCTATACGCGAGCGCTTTTGTTGAAGTTCTTCTTTTTCAATACCTACAACAGTGGTTGCTTTTAGACTAATCTCAGCAATTTCTTTATTATATTCATTTGCAAAGTCTTCAGATAATAATATTTTTAAAGAATATCCTTCTTCAATGCGAGTCCATCTATGATTTTTAAATTCCCACCAAATATTACTTTTAATAGCAGAACAAACAAACCTATCAGAATATTTAATATAAATACTTTTAGCCAAATAATATGTATTACCATCTAAACTCTTCCGCATCATTGTTTTGAATTCACTAGCAGTAAACATTTCATATTGGTCTGGATTATCACTTTTAGCCCAATAGGCAAGTGATCTAATTGTTAAAACATTACCACTTGATGGATTTTTCATTGTTTTCCATATTTTTTCACATTCACCATCTTTATATTTAGATGATTTCTTAGAAAAATCAATCCATGCACTTAATAATGAAATATCAATATTATGTAAAACTAATCCAATACGAAGCCAATCATGATAATCATTAGCTCTACTATCATTAAGCATACTTACATATTTTAATGAACGTCTTACATCATCTTCTTTTGATAAAGGGATATCAAATCTAATATTTTCTGTAGCAATAGTATTATTAACACCATTATTATTACATTGTGCATTAATTTCATGTTCAGAATAATTAGTATTAGTAGCTCTATCTTTGCTATATTTTTCATCTTGAATAGATAAATATTTAATTAATTTTTTTGTTGTATAATATTCATGCGTTGAATGAATATTTTGTGCAACATTATCCAAATACATTTTTTTTGCTTTATTATGATTATAGATAAGATTTAATTTTATATCATAAATTTTTGTTAATTCATATAAATAACCAGATGATTTTTTAGAACCATATAAAAACCATCCATTAGTAGAAACAACTGCTTTATCAATAATTTTTTCAGGCGAGTTTGTAAAATCACTAAATATATTATCATTAATACATGATTCAACTACTCTATTTCTAATCAAGTGTCTTAATTTTGTTTGAACACATGTATCCGGAAAAATAAGATGAAATCCATCTTTTAATACACCTTCTTTATTTGTCGGTTTGCTTTTTTCAAATACACAGCATTTAACTTCATTTTTTAAATCACCATTAGATATATTTAAATAATATTTAATTGATTCATTATATTTAGTAATTATTTCTTTAATCATATCATTCGTATATAATCGTTTGTTATTTGGATAATTTTCTTCAAGACTTTCTAAATCTATATCTACAATTAATGGCGCATATTCTTTTTGAATTTCTAAAATAGATAAATCAGTTGTTCCTGACTCTATTGCTTTAATATATAAACTTAAAAATTGTTTCCTTTGTAATTCATCCAAAACAAATTTCCCTTGAAATAATCCATAAGATAAATGAGTCGGTTTTAATTTATTAGTATCAGTATATCTACAAGTATCAAGGAATGCATATACTTGCTTTTTATAATCGTCAAACTTATTATTACTCATATTAATATATTTAAATAAAGATTTTTTTATATATATTTATCAATTTTTTTCAAAATTATAGGCAGCTTATTGAATTACGACATATCCAACGGACATTTTAGAGTAGTAAATATACATTGTATATAATGATGTAATAAAATTATATAAAGATTATATTATAATCATATAATAAAATGGAAGTGAATAATGGTAATAAAAGGAAACCAATTATTTGTTTTTTTATTGGTTATACCTGTGATTTTAATGTATCATCACAAGGTGCATATGGATCAGAACTGGCATTAAAATGTTTAGCAGAGATATTTTCAAAAACCCATAATGTTTATGTATTTGGTGCTTGTTTAAAAGATGCAACTGTTAATAATGTGCAATATTTAAATTCACATGGATTAAATCAATTTATGATTGATAATATTGTTGATGTAATGATTATTAGTCGTTATATTTATTACTTTTTAGAATTTCATATTAAAGCACGTAAAACATATGTGTGGGTTCATGATGATCATGTGCAATATCCTTGGGATTTTAAGTATCTACCGCATAAAGGTAAATATTTATTAGAAAATATGATGCATAAAATTGACGGTGTTATTGTTCTGTCAGAGTATCATAAAAAAATTTTATTAGATTTATATAATTTAGATCCGGATAAACTATTTATAATTGGTAATGCCATTGATACATCACGCTATAATAAATCTGTAGAACGTGTAAAAAATCGTTTTATTTATACTTCTTGTCCTCAACGAGGATTAGAACAATTGGTTAATCAATTTGATAAAATAAGACAAAAATTACCTGATGCTGAATTATGGATTTATCGTGGTGAAGATGGTTTTAATGGACATTTTCAATCATTACTAACAACCATTAAAACTACACCTTATATTAAATATATGGGTCGTATTGATAATCATGAAATTGCAGAAAAACAAATGATGAGTGAATTCTGGTATTATCCAACCAATTTTCCCGAGACATATTGTATTAGTGGATTAGAAGCATTAATGGCGGGTTGTATTTGTATCACATCTGATTTCTGTGCAGTAAAAGAGACAGTCGGTAATCGTGGTATTTTAATAAAAGAACCTATTCATTCGGAAGAATATTTTAATAAAGCATTAGAACAAATTGTTAAAATAGGGAAAAATGATGATTTGAAAGAATATATTCGTAATAATGGTATTGAATGGGCGCAAACTCAAACATGGGAAAATCGTGTAAAAGAATGGTATAAATTATTTGATTATAAATATTAATTATATAAAATTGAAAATTAATTATATATAAAATCTTATTTTATATATAATTAATAAATGCATTTTTGTCCTAATTGTTCATATTTATTTGATATTTCTAAATCATCTATTGTAAATGATAAGAAAATATCACAATTGCAAAATAGCGATAGTGAAACAAAAAGTATCACAATAAATGATATTTTTAAAAAAATAGAAGAAAACGAAGATTTAACAAAATATACTATCGCATTTACTAAAGATGAATTAATTAAAAATAAAAAATATCAAAAATTAACAGATGAAAATAAACAAAAATTAAATACATTATTTGATGAAAATATATATTCCGGTGCAGAATTTAAGTGTAACAATTGTAATAATACAAAACAAATTAATGAGACAACACTTTTATATGAAGTCAATTTAGATAATACTACTAATAATAAAATTAAAAATATTAAAGATAATAAATTATTGTGTAAAGATCCTTTATTACCACATACACAAGATTATATTTGTAAAAATCCAGAATGTGCAACACACAAAAATACTAAATTAAGAGATGCGGTATTTTATAAAGAAAAGAATAGTTATAATATAAATTATGTTTGTACAGTATGTTTTTATAATTTTCCAAATGTTATTCATAGTTAATTTATTATTCAAGTAATGATAATAAATGGTTTTCTTTTATTATTCAAGTAATGATAATAAATGGTTTTCTTTTA